GGGTACAACTTTATGTAACCGGAGTAGACCTTCATACCGATGAAGAGTAGAAACCCGTGAGGGCTTATATTCTTCAATGGGTAATCTAGGCGTCAAGCTTAGAGCCCGGGGTAGATCAGAAACAGCCTTCCAAATGCTTTCGCATTGGGCAAAGACTGTTTGCTGGAATACTAAACAAACCTTCTCGACGAGGGTTTGCTCTATCTTATGGACGATTTCTTCGTTCAACTGATAGGGTACCGGTGATGAATAGGCATTCCTGTTCACCACTGGGATGAGATCTACAAGAGATCTCACTCCTGCCTTGTTGATACGCGATAGAAGAGCCTCAGTCTCAAGTATCATCGAAAGAAGGGTTGAACCCTTCTTAGAGATGTTTAATCCTAAGGGTGGTAGGAGATGCTTTACAGCATCAAATACCTTCTTCTGTCGATCAGTCAATAAGACTCGGGACTTAGCACCAAGACTAGCACAAATGTCAAGAAAGTTGTCATTCGACATCTTTCTCCATTTGTACTGGGGTATGATACCATAAGGTGTTATGATCTTACCAGCAAATTCCGCAAGGAACCGGCTGTTAAGACTTTTCTCCTTAGACCATGGACAATGGGACATATCAAGAAACTTGATATACTCATTATACAGGTCAGTATCAAGAATAACGACATCATCACCAAGGACAAAGAACTTGTTATTGTCTCCTTTTGCAAGGAAACTTAAAACAAGTCCATGAGTTAATGTAAACATAGCAAAACTTGGGTAAAGACCCAAAGGTTGGCCACGTTTCCATTGGATGTCACCATACTGAGACTTAAATCTCATTTTGGAAACATCTTCAAGGAGCTTGATGTCTTTAACCTCACCAAAGATCTCATTAAGAACAGCCAATTGCAACCCCAAAGGGAAGTAATCAGTTGCTCCTGTGAGATCAATGGAATGCACCATCTCTCCTTTCCGGAGAGCGTCTTGGATCCTAGGAAGTGCCTTAGCTTGGTTAAAGGTACAATCCCACTCACACTTCTCAACTATGCTATAAATAGCATCACCGAGAGGCTTGAGTGCTAACTGATGAATACGGTAAGGAGAAGCGATTGCTCGCAACTTCAAACCAGGTTCCTGCAGGAAGTGAACTTCACCTCCATACATGAACTCATCAGGTTGGATTGTAGGCTCAGCCACTAATGGACCATCAATGCCTAAGAATACAGGAGCATATAGCTCATTGTATTCCCAACCATGGATGTAGTTTTCTCGACCTTCAAACCATCGCCTTTCGGTGAAGATTTGCTGGTCTTGAGGAACTGTACCCAGACCATGAGGTAGAGGAGCCCTTTTTGAAGGGGATCCTCGATACTCAAGAGCTGTGTTGCCATTACGGATGATCCCTCTATGACCGATAGTACGTCCGACGTGATTAAGGAACGATGAGTAAAACTCATAGTCCATATTCACATCATCAGTACAATTCACACCTGCTAAGAACTTATCAAGCTGTGACACTGTTACAGTTTGATTAGTAAACAGGGTGTAGATGTTGAGAGCTTGGATTGCTGCCGAGAAGCGCTTTTGCGCTGCTCGGGGGTTACCCTTCTCTTGGCACCATCGGAATAGACCACCTATCCAACCATAGAACATACCACTTGAGTTCTTACGAACCCAAATGTTAGGTGCATTGGCTGGATCTCCCTTGGAATTGATACAAGCAAGTTTAAGAGATTTAAGTCTCTTAACTGTCCACTCAATTCCAGAGGAATTAACCCACTTAAACACATCATCAACCATTTGGTTAATGATGGGCTTAGGTACCCCGATAACAGATAATCGAAACCTTGCTCCCTCCGATAACTTACTCCACTGGTCCTTTACAGGATTAATGGTGGTCATATCTTCAGCCTTTCGGTTGATGTTTATGGCGTTATCAAAGGTAGACGATACCTCTGTTAGGTGTGAGATTCACAAAATGAAACCTTCAACATCAGAGAGCAGGCAGCCTGGAGTTAATATCCTTAGCTAGCGACCGACCATAAACGACCAAAAATCGTTTAAGATTGGAAGTTTCCAATGAGTATAGCTCTTGTAACTGCCTTGTTGCAGATTTCCGTACGTTAAACGTATTGGTTAATCTATCAATCAAAGGATTGTTAGCTAAGCATTCGCTCAACCCGGAACTGAATATATCTGTAGCGAGAACAGTCTCGTTATAGAGTTTATTCACTAGTAGTAAGGATTTATAACTCTTTACTATCTGCTCTTCATTTGTTGATGGTGTCATATCTTGT